TCTGAAGGACATGTCGTCGGCACCTGGGCTGACATCTTGAATCGTGCTGGTCTTGGATTAGAAGTAATGCATGAACGTAATGCGCATAACTTTCCACTAGATTTAGCAACAACTAAAGCACCAGCAATTGGCTGAGCACACGTCCGTTCATCCTTTCGGGGACGCATGACACTATAAGTATGGAACGGGACTTATAGAACTTCTAAAGGAGGTTACTGTGCAAGGCAAGACTTATTGCTATCGCGGTGTCACGTACACCAAGTGAGATAGATCTAATGAGGGGTGCAATTCCCCTCTTCACTATTGGCTTTGGCCCGGTAAGCCGGATACCCTTAGCCGTCTAGACGGTGGGATAGACCACAATACAAATTAAATATACTCAAAGATCTTTGAGAGTCGTACATAATTAACTCTCTTTTTAAATGGCACATCAATCCAGTACGCTGACAACCAATA